TATTAGAAACTGTTATAGTCGGTCTTGGAAGCGATCCACGGCCTGAATATTCAAATCCTTCAGTAGCAATAGGAAATTTATCATAAGTATTACCCTGCCATATTATTGATGCATTACTGTTCATGCCAACACCTGAATGAAATCTTGTCACATCGGTAGATCCATGTAATTCAGACACCAAAGTTAACGTGTAAAGTTCAATAATAGATTTATTTGTTAATGCCTGTAGGTCTGCTGTAGGTAATCCCATTATGGCTCAAATACCTCCCTGAAAGTGCAATTTAAGATTGCCCTGTTGTTATATGGTATTGTTTTTGTCCATGATTGACAAACAAATTCACTTGCTCCTGATAATGTGACCGAAACATTACCACTATTAGTTGCAGAAGAAGCAGCTGTTACCGTAAATGTATCAACGCTTGGTCGTGTGGCTACAACAAAATCACCATCAGTTGCAGAACCAGAAGTGTAGTCAATGGTCACAACATCACCTTTGGCAAGGCCATGATTTGTTATGGTGATGGTTACAGTAGTTCCACTCTGGCTGTAAGTACCTGTTTTTGTAAAGCCTTCTCCTGGAGGTGTAAAAGTAAAACTTGATTGATCGTTTACTCTACTTCTCAAAAATCCTTCTATTACATCAGCTTCTGTTTCAGATACATTAAATGTTAAATCATACACTTTGGGATCTTGAGTAAGTGGAAGGCCAAATAATGCCCTGAACTCATAACCGTCACCAAGACTTGTTGTCCTGATCTTTGGTGCGCTTGTTTTTCTCATCCCATAAGTGGGAGTGATTGAGGGAAAAGTTGCCATTTATCTAGTTAAAAGTCCTCCAGGTCTTTTTTCTTTTACAAGCTGTGCTTGTACAGCAGCACCAATAACAGCCCCAAGTGCTTGTGCATCTGCATTACTGCCTGCCACAGAAGAACCAGAAGCATCTACATTTACTGTAACCATATTTGTTGTTCCTCCTTCAATTTTATTATTTGGAATAATATTGCCACCTCGTGAACCCATTTGCAAAATCTCTGGACCTTTTTCACCAACTAAATACGCACCACCAGCAGATACAGGACCACCTCTTTCTCTTTTGAATAAATTGCCAAAAAATCCACCTATACCTTTTCCAACACCAGAAACAGCTTTTTCAATTTGTACTTCAATAAGTTTTCTTTTTAAATTATTTAATACATTAACTGCTGCTTGTCCAAGACTTTGAGTTCCCATAACAGCATCAGTAAGATTACCAACAATACTTTTTTCTATACTTGCACCAATTTCATCATATAATTGTTTTTGTTCTATTAATCCATCAATTTTTAATTTATTATTAAAAGCGATTTTAAAGGCTTCTTCGTCAAACAAAGCTAATTGTTCTTTTGTTAATCCAATTTTTTCTTCTGCTAAAGCTATATCATATTCAGATCCAGTTAATTTAATTTGATTTAATTCATTTTGTTTTTCTAAATCTTTTGTTACAGAATTACTGCTTTCTTTGAGTTTATTTAATTTTTTTATTGCATCATCATAATCTTTTTGTTCTTGATCTGCTAATCTTCTTTGTTCTTTAATATTTTCTTTTAAAAAGTTTTGTAAATCTAAATTATCTTCTCTTAATTGCTTTTGTTCTAATAGATCAAGTATCATATCACTTTCCTGATCTGATATAACTGCTCCTGCTTCTACTAATTTTTCAATAATATCTTGATGTTGAAAACGAACTTCTAATGCTTGCCTCATTTTTTCTGTTATATCATCATTTAAAATTGCCTCTCTTTCTAATCCATTAATTTCAGCTTGTATTAATTCAAAACTTGTATCTGCTTGAACATTTGCAAAATTTTGCACATTCATGTCAAATTGCCTATTTGTTTCCTCTGCTAATATGTTTCTTTTTTTTATACCTTGACCACCTTGACTTTTTAAACCTTGAACTCTTTGTTTGAATTCTGTTGATCTTTTAGCTTGTCCTCTTGCTATTTGCATTTGCATACCAGAAATTAAATTATTTAAAATTCCAGTTACATTTATTAATCCTGCAACACCAGATTGTGCTTCAAGAATAAAATCTCCAAATGTTTTAGATAAAGTTTTTGTACTTGAAGCAAATGCACTTAATTTATCAGCACCTTCTTTACCAATAATATTTTGCACTCTATCAAATTCTTTTGCATTTTTATTCATCGCCTCTCCAACTTTTTTTGCACCATCAACAAATCTATCTACAGCAGAACCTAAACTTGTACCAACAAGTGAGAGAGCAAAGCCAAACTGTCCGCCTAATAATCCACCACCAAAACCTCCTAAAGCACCACCTACAGAAGCACCTACTCCTTGTCCAAACAATAATGGAAAAGCACCACCAATAAGTGCGTTTGTAGTAGCCCTGTTTAATTTTTGCTGTTTTTGTAATTGCCTATCTTTTTGTAAACGCAGTTCTCTTAATTTATTACCCCTCATTAATAATTGATGTTCTCTTTGTTCTACAGTTTGCATTCCTAATTGAAATCTTCTAGTATTTTCAAGTGTTTTTTGTGTCTTTTGTAAAACGATATCTCGTTCTCTTTCTGCTTTTACAAATAGTTCTGCGGCCTTTGTAAAAGATGTTGTTCCAATCGCTGCTCGATTTAGAATACTAGATGTTTTGCTTACACTAGCATTAAGACGATCAATAGAGTTTTCAAATTTATTACCAGCTGCTCTTCTTATTTGTTTATTTAAACCATCTACTTCTTTTGCTGTTCTATTTATTTCTTGTCTAAATTTAGTTACTTTTTGAGCACCTTTAATCCCTACTTGTATATCAACATTATAATTAGCCACTTGCTATAAAAATTTAAACATTTTCTCTATATTACCTTCTTTTGCCTTTTAAAGCACTACTTCTTTGTGCTTGTTCTTTTTGTTTTTCATATTCTTCATTTTCAATTTCTGCATAAGCAGCCCAACCCATCATTTCCTCAATAGTTAATGTTTCACATAATTCAGCTACAGTTTTATGCAACTGTTTAGCCAATCCATAAATAAATTGCCAATCTTTATTAGCTTTTCAAATCGGCTTTAGCCTCTTCAACCTCCTTATCAGCACCAGCATTTATCATGGCTAACTGTATGTCTTGTAAAATACTTGCTTCAACTTCTCTTCTAAGGGAAGCCTTATCTCCATCTTGAAATAACCTTACACCATCTTTATCTAATGACTTTTCTATCATCATCTGTAAAGCAAAATCATTAGTATCATCAGAGTTACTTTTTTTCTGAATTGCTTCTCTTTCAGCAATGGTTAATGGATGCCAATAAACAGTAAGAATAATTTCTTTATCTTGTTTTACATCATGCTTGTAAAGTTGTGAAACTCCAAACTTGTTTTTTAAAAGATCAACTGCTCTAGTCATAAAATTAGTATACTTACTTTAGTATACTAAGTGTTTGCGGTAAATTGGCAAGATATTAAGCCAAGAAAATGTGAAGAATCATCTAATTCGATAGGAGCAGGACCGACAACATCAAGAACTCTTGGAGTACAACTAAAAGTATCTGTATAGTCTGAAGCATTAACAGAAGTAAGACCATCAATAACAGCTTCTCCTAATGCAGATAGAGTTGCACTACCTTTTCCTCTTGGAACATAGATATTACATTGAATAACACCAGAATAAAAATCCTGTGATGCACCTTGAGTTTGTGTTGTTGCCTGTGCAAAATCAACAGACATAAGAATATATTTTTTTGTTTTTCCTGGTGTTTTATAAACCATGTTGTCATAAACCATTTCGACAGTAGCATCTACTGCTGCAACTGCATCTGTTACTGCTTTTTCAAAAGCTGCTCTTGTGTTAACTAAAGTCATGGAGTTTCGTAATCAACAAATACAGAACTAGGATCGCTAAATGCACCAATACCACCTCCTTCAAATCTAACATTTTTAGATTTACCTCTAACACCAGTACCAAAGGCAGCGATACCAAGTTTTGGTTTATCTGTAAACATTTGATTTATTAAATTTCTTAAGTCACTTTGAACATATTGAGGTATTTTACTTCTTGGAGAAGCTAAAGCTCTAGCTGCATATTGTGATCTATTGCCAATAAATACTTTAGAAAAAGGTTTAAAGTTTGGTATTGAATTAATAAATCTGGGTTCAACTTTTGCTTGAGGAGATCTTTGACCTCTTCTTGTTGGTTTTATATTACTCCAAGGAGCAACTGATTCTCTAGCTTCATCAGGTCTTGGTCTTTGAATACTTGCTGTCCAGCTAGAAGCAAAAAAACCAGTATCAACAGGACTATTTTCCTCTGTAGACAAATCAGCAATAACAGCTTTAACTAATTTATTTAAATCTCTCTCTAAATTTCCTTCTAAATCTGGAACAATTCTATCGATATTTCGTGTTGAAGCCATCAGAACCTCACTAATAAAGTAAACAGATAAGTCTGTCCACCCTGTCTTGTATCTATATTAACTATTTGTCCTACTCTTGTAGATCCAGCATAAGTTAATGTAACTTCATCTTGAAAATCAGGTTGATTATCTCCAATCAAATCAGGTGTAATATAAACCTTTGCTTCTCTTCTTTCTCTACCATCATCTTCAGTAGAAATAACAAACTCAACAGGAGCTTTAATACTATAAATCGTATCACTTGTAGAATAAACACCTGTACTTGTGTTATAACTTCCCGATGCTTTTCTTGTGTAAACAATAGAAGAATCAAAAGAATCTCCTAAATCAGCAACAACTTGTTTGGCTACACTTTTTAATAATGAATCTAATTGACCTGCCATTATCCTCTAACCACCCTCATTTGAAAACTTCCAGCACCACCAAGCATATAGGCTCCAAGATAACTTTGTAACCAAGGATAAACATCAAGTATATTGTTTACTGAACCCGTTCCCTGACTTGCAGTATTGTATTTAACTTGAATATCTCCCAACCTAACTTCTTCAAAGTTTCCATCTTTACCAGTAGTTCCTGTTATTGCATCTGTGTCATTTGCCAATGCTCTAGCTAATTCATATTGTGCATACTTGATACCATTAGGAATTTTAGAACAAGCTAGTTCAACACCATCCACCTGATAATTATTTCTTGGAAACTTTAATGCCTGTCCATCATCACATCTATCTCCGTAATAAACTAAAGTATCAATCCATCTTGCTGCTGATATTAATGCTCTTTTCTTTTGATCATCTGTTTTGTTTGTCCAAGTAGAAGAATCTGGAGAGGTGTCGAAATAGTCGTTAGCCTCTGTCAATGTGACATAACTATTAGCATTTTCTCCTTTTATTGTTGCGTTTATAGTAGCTGCCACGATTATTAAAGTAATTTAGTTTTATTGTAGCGTAAAGAAAAAACCCCACCAATAATTGATGAGGTTTTTTTGCTTTGCAACTTAATACTATTAAGGATTAGTTCCTGTATCAAGTGGTGAGTTAACGATTAATTCAACAATAGGAATTAAATCAGCATCATATGTGATCGCCCAGTTATTA